CGAGCGTGTTTACGGCAGGGGATGCAGTCGGGGACACTATCTCGCTTGTCGGAACTGTGTCGGCTGCGGACGCGAAACATCTGAAGATCAAGAATCAGGGCGGGACTGGGACGACTACTGTTAAGGCTTCTCGGCTCACCGGGTCACCGACATGCGTCTTGCCCGTGGGCGGTCGGGCAACTATAGATGCAGAGGGGAAGTGGTCTCTGTATGTTCCGGGGATGACTGGATCCGGGAACATCGTAGTAACGCCACACTTAAGCTCTCCTGCAGACTTTGTGTCGCAGCTTGGGTATTGCATGACTGACAGCGTGCGCATATTCATGCAGAAACTTGATGAGGGAAGTGCTGTTCCGTGGGCAGGCAGTGTCTCATATCTGTATTGGATGCCATAGCCAATGTCTCTATCCGCCCAACTGCGCAATGCCCACGTTGCCCTCCGGTCAAAGCTGGAGCTGTGCAACGCCCGCTACGGCGCCACCGGCCGGTTGGCCATGGTGTGGCAGGCGGTGCTGGCCAAGGACTACACCGACAAGCTGATCGAGCACGGGCCGATTCAGCAGGCGTCTGAGACCACGCTGCACAGCTTCACGGCAACCGATCTGACTCTGACCCTGGACAACCAGCCGGCGACGTGGAACGAACACGGATTCTGGGATGGCGATCACACGGCACCGGCCGATGCGCTGCACGATGTCTCCCCGGTAGAGGACATCCTCACCCGGGTGTCGGTCTCGGCCCAGGAGGCAGACGGCTCGTGGGGAGCGTGGTATCCGCTCTTCACGGGCCTGGTAGACGAGCTGGTGACCGACAACGACACCGGACAAGCGCAGATGTCGGTGCTCGGGTTCGGGTCGTTCTTGGCCGGCGAGTCGGCCGAGGACGTGAAGCTCGGGGACTCGTGGTACTCCCAGATCAGCATCAATCGGGCGGTGCGCTTGCTTCTGACCCAAAAGGACCGATGGGCACCGATCTATTCGGGTGACGTCCTCTGCTATATCTCGGCCAGGAGCGCTACGACGATTACGGTGCAGCGGTATATGGGCGTGTGGTCTCCAGACCTATCTGGTTTGCACACCAACGGAGTCCTGGCCGGCTATTGTCTGGTGATCCGAACTGGGTCCGGAGCCGGAAAGGTTGCCACGATTTCCAGTAGCGTGGAAAACGGCTCGTCTACGTCAGTGGCCACGCTCGCCCTCTTCGTTCCCACCTCCGAAGGCATCGAGATTGGAGAGACCTGCGTCGTCACCGGGTACTGTCATCCGTTCCTGGTATCGTCCGGCATCAATGAGATCTCCGGGGCGACCATCGATCCGGTGCGGCAGATTCCGACGCAAGACGGTCGCTGGGATCTGTCGATCTGGGGGCGCCCTCCCGAGGACGGGTCAGTCGGGCTCACGCGGGCGCTCGCGCACGACGGGACGTATACGTGGCTGGGAGTCGAAAACAAGATCTACCGGCACGACGTGACGACGGACACGTACACGCTGGTGGTAGAGCTTCCGGCGACGCTGATTACGCGGCGGGCATTCTACGATGCGACGGGTGGGTATGTCTGTTTCATTGCCTGGGCCACGGACACGACGTCGGCCACCGTTGTTGGCTATATGTTCAAAGTGTCGGGGGCGACGATGCCAGGGCAACTCTGGACGACGGATGACGCTGCGGCGACGCTCTCGACGCTCTTCCCCGGGGATCGGCTGTTTCGGCGCGGTCACCAGTCGAGCATGTATGGCCGCTACGTCGGGCATCCTACTGGCCAGATCAACGCTGTGGCGTTCGCTCCGCAGGATCTCTACTTCTTTGGGAACGTTCCGCTCGTGAGCGGGATTTACTGCAAGGCGAAATACCTCCACGCACCGACGGCTGACCCCGACATCCCGGTTCCGGCGGTGGCTCCGTACACCATCAGCACAACGCTGCCGTGGACCTATGTTCGCATTTCTTCGACCTGGAATCCTACGCCCTGGCATGTCTCAACGCACCTTTGCGGGAGTTATCAGTTCTGGCACGATACGAACGGCCGGGCCGTCTATTATTGGGAGTACATCGCGGACCGGTTCATCCTGCGGAAGTATACCATCTCAACGAACGCCATCAGCACCTTCTACGACACGTCGTCTTACGAGGTCCCGGCCGCACTATGGAAGACGGGCGGGACGCTGTACTGGGTGACAAATACCTTCGGCTCAGACACGAGTTATGTCCAGAATCGGATCTCATGCCACTGCCACAATGGATCCGCGCATTCCGTGATCTGGCAGTCTCCGAACGGGACCGGATGGTACGAGGGCTACATCTTCACCGGAGCAACCTACGATTCCGCGCTCGGGGCCGTCGGCTGCATCATGGCCGCCCAGAACCCGGACGACGCTTGGTATGCTAGCAGTCCGCATCACAAGAAGTTCCTTCTCGTCAAGAACCTTGGCGCAGCAGCGTTCTGGACCGACTTCGACAGTGGAGCCAACATCATCTACGTGAGTCGTAACCCTTGGGTTGGCTTCACGAACCAGGCTTCCACGGGCCAGGCGTGGTTCGTCCACTACGGTTACAACACGCTCTGGACCACGAAGGGCGGAGTCACCGGCCGCGTAGTCGATCGGGTCACGGTCCCGGGCGACAAGGCCCTCGCCTCACAGATTGCGTTCACGACTGAGACGAACCCTCGCGTTCTGGGCGTCTCCTGCGGCGACATTCCCGACCTTCGTCCGGGCGTGGCTGATACCGGCAAGTGCTACCTCTGGCAGTTCGCGCCTTGGCTCACCCCCCGCATCGACCTGGCTGACTTCTCCGGGCTGAGTCGGTACGAAGCGCTGACGCAGATTGCCGAGCTGGCCGACTTCGTCACACGCTTCGATGAGAGCGGGCAATTCATCTTTCAGAAGCGGCCGGACACGGGATCGGCCGGGACGGTGACGATTGATGGAGACACGACCACGCGGAAGGTTACCAAACGACGTGATCGAAAGAGTTTCTACAACAGAGTGGAGTGTCGCGCGGGCGTGCCGACGCTGGGCAAGCCGGACGTGAAGTACGTTCCGGTCCGATACGTCGAGGCGACCGGGGATCCCGTCGAGTTCAATGGGACCATTGAGGTACGGCAGGTCGGGGTGGACTGCCGGCGGGTGGTGCTGATCTGCGTCGCTGGAAATTACGACGAGTTCGGAGGCGCAACGTCTACGACCATGGATGGAACCTACTGGCGGGCCTACTGTCAGATGGCCAATCCGCAGTATCTCAACGGGGGAGCGGCCATCGAGTACCCGGTAGACGGGTCCGGCAACTCGGGCTGGTGGTCGCTGAAGGACTCCACTAATGATTTCGGCCTGCTCGTGAAGCTCACCCCCAGTCCCGAGGGGCCGGTAGGATTCACGGCGGGGGACTCCATCGAGATCACCCTTCCCGGACTTACCATGGAAGACGCGCCCGACGCCAAGGCGTTCGCGGAAGATTCCGTGTCGATTGCCCTGCGGCGTGTGCGTTCCTACCAGGTCGACAACCAGCTGATGACGGCAGCCCGCGCGCCTGATCTATGCAAGTTTCTGCTAGGGCAACTGTCGCCGGAGTCGCTGGAAATCGAGGTCGAGTCGGAACTGTTCCCGATGTACCAGCCGCTTCTCACTGCGGATTGCTGGAATACCAGGCTCGGATTCGACTCCACCTTCGTGGTCAAGAACTCAGATCACAACGTGAACGCAGGGCTGACCCGGATCACGCTTCGGGAGTGGCCGGCGGTGGTTCTCCCGGTCGTGCAGGCGATGCCGATTCCGGTGCTGCCCGCGGCGGAACCGGCGTAGGAGGATAGATGTCTGCGGTAACGGTAACAGGAACCCTGGTCGATTCGGCGGGGACGGGTCGCGTGGGAGTGTCCATCTCGTTCACGCCCGTCTTGGAGGACGAGGCGAACATCTCCGAGAAGGAGACGCTGCGGCCATTGGCAACGTCGACGAATATCGTCTCGCGTGTGCCCGTGGTGGTGGTGACGACTACCGGCGGGGCGTTTACGGTGGCGCTGACTCCCAACACGGAGATCACTCCGGTCGGGTCTCGCTACCTGGTGTCATTCTCTGACTCGCCCGCGGACGAGGCGCTGATCACGGTGCCGGCGACTGGGCCGGTGAACATTTCTGCGTTGTTACCGACGACATAGGTCGTGGCCCAACTGGGGGTGAAATGAGCCGGGTTGTAGTACGGGACGATGTCTTCCAGGCGGGCCGCGAGGTAGCGTTCTCCATCTCGTCCGTTTTGTGGGGCGAAGATTCTGATCTGTGGTTCCGGTTTTCTCGTGACCTAACGGCCCCGCTCCGCGAGGTGTATCGGCTTGACGTTTTCTCGGCGCGAGCTGGCGCTGTCGAAGCAGTACCGGATCCAGATCTATCCCTTGGCCGGATCTATCTGGCACGGGTTGCTTTGGGTGTTGGTTATTCCGGTGAGTTTGTTTCTCCCGATGGTTTGAGCATTGTCTATGATGTTTTGTCTATTCCTGGTTCTCACGACGAGTGGCCCGGGGAAGTGTTTTCGTACGCAGAGCCTGTTGCTGAGTTCGTTACGGTTACTGGCCGACTTGTGGACGCCGCGGGAGTGGCCCGGGCCGGGGTGGTTGTGTCTTTCCCGCTGGTGCTGGAGGACGAGCCGAACATCTCCGAGCGGGACGCGCTGTCTCCGATGCTGATTGCCGAGACGGGTCGTGTGGTTGACAGCATCTCAATCGAGACAACCACGGCGAGTGACGGGTCGTTTTCGGTGCGATTGCGGCCGAACTCGGACTTCACACCGGCTGGATCTCGGTACTTTGTACGGTTTTCGGACGAAGTATCGGACGTTGCACTTGTCACAGTACCGGATGCTGGCTCTGTAGATCTTATTGGACTTTTGCCCGTGGAGTAAGGATGACCCGATGCCGAATTGGATGCTGACTCTGATATTTCTGGTCGCGCTCGGCGTGGCCGGTGTGATCTCGGGCGTGCTTGACGCGGAGCCGCCGCAGGCTCGGACGGGCGCGATGGCGGTGCTCATCTGCGAGGTCTAGCGATACAGCCGGAGGAACGCACCAGTGGCGGAAGACAGCGGCAATGGCTGGCGAGGGAAGACCGAAGCGCGACTCGACGAAGCCGAACGCAGGATCGGGGTGATTGAAACGCATCCGTTCATCTGCCCTCAGATCAAGGTCACGTCGGATCACGAGGATCGCATCCGTAAGCTGGAAAACATGCGCTGGCAGATCGCGGGCATCATCGCCGCCGCGCAAGCCATCGGCGTGGGGGTGATCCTCGGGGCCATGAAAGGATTGCTCAAATGAACGTCCCACGCGCTCGTATCGCGTGGATGGCACTCACCGGCGCGTGCTTGCTTCTCACCGTGGGCATGTACGTGCTCATCTTGGGTACGGCAACCGTCAACCTCCGGGTGCTGGACATCCGCACGGAGCTTCGGCAAGAGCTGGTCGAATCTGTGATCGCAAAGCTTGACTCGCTGAATCAGGTGGTCATGGTAACGAGGTTTGACCGCTTGAAGGCTGAGGCAAAGGTGGATTCGCTGAGAATGGAGCTTCGCCATGTGCAGCCGTGACCCTGATCTGCTGGACTCGGAGCTTCGGCGCCGCATCCAGTGCGCGATCCGAGACCACCGGGCCGAGTACCCGGACGATCCTCGGGCGTTCGTGACCTGTACGCACCGGACACCCGCGCAGCAGGCCGTGGTCTGGGCGCAAGGGCGCACGACGCCGGGCAAGATCGTGACCTGGGCGGAGCCCGGGAAGAGTCCGCACAACAGCAACCCGGCGATGGCCGTTGACGTGGCGTTTCGCACAGCGGCCGGGCCGTGTGACTGGAGCCACGCACCGTTTGAGCATCTCGGTCGCATCGCGCAGCGATACGGGATCGAGTGGGGCGGAGATTGGCTGGGCTGCTTCGGGCAGCACCGCGACATGTGTCACTTCCAGGTGCCTGGGTGGAGGCTGGAGCGCAATGTATCCGGGGCCGAGGGCGTCCCGGTGCACGATCCGTGGCCGGAAATGCCGGCGGCAAACGAGTGGCCCGGTGCTTGACCGGGCGCGACTGGTCTGGACGTGTTGGCGCGCGTACAAGCGCGGGGAGAAAACGACCATGATATCGAAGACGAAGTGGGGAGCGGTCATCGCGGGACTCGGCGGGATCGCAGCGACGATCGGCAACGCGATTGCCAGCGGCGGGCCGATCCCGTGGGGTGAGGTCCTGCCCCAGATCATCGCCATCATCGGCGTCGTGGTCACGATCTTCGGGGCCAGGGACGCCATCCAGGCGAACACGGACGCAACCAGGGCAAACCGACCGCTCCGGTGACCGTCTGGCGGGCCAAGGCCGGCCCGTGGTGGAGCATGGGACGATTCATCCACGCATGGATCGGCTTCGTCCTCCCGATCGCCGCCCACGCGCTGTGGGGCTATCCCGGGATCGGCTGGGCGTCGGTCGTAGTGCTCGTGGGTGCCGTCGCGTGGGAGCTAGCCACGCCGGTCCTGGCCCGGTGGTGGCGGTGGTCCTGGCCCTTCGGCGATGTCATCGACCTCATCGCCTTCGTGGTCGGCTGGCTGGTCGCGGCCGTCGTCTGCGTGGCGAGGTAGTGCCCGCCTCACCCTCTCTTCCCCGTAGGCCATATGGCCTCCTTTCTTTGCTGTCCCTACTCTACGTCCGCCACTGTCCACCGCGCAAGTATTTTCTTGGGAGTCGAAAATAATTCTTGACTGTCCGCCGCTGTCCGCCGATACTCTACCCATGCGTACCAAGATTGCTCGATCCGACCGGATGTCCATTCGGTTCACTCTCGCCGAAAAGCGGCGTATTTACGCGGCGGCCCGGCGGGAGGGACTGGACCCGGCAGACTGGGCACGGGTGCGCCTTTTGCTGTCTGCGACCCGCGTGCGTGTTGCCGAGTCCCCTTCGGAGGCCTCCCCGTTGGCGGACTCACCCGGGGGGCGGCGGTCTGTAGCTGGGCCGTCGCCCCTTCCCTCAACGTAGCCTTCCGTGCCGTGAGCTACCACGGCCGGCGGAGGGATCCATGAAAGACACGACCACCAAGCCAGCTTGCGACCACGCGGGCTACAAGGTGATCCGGTGCGCCAACACAGTGGTTTTCGTCTGCCCGTGCGGGCACGTTTGGGATGTCAACTACACGGTGGTGCGGCCATGACCGCGCACCTACTCCCCCACCTCGATGAAATCGGCGACGCCTGCCGTCGCGCCAACGAGGACCTGTGCGCCTCTCGTCAAGTCTACCCCGCCGAGGCTCTGGGCGTCGCGCAGGCGGCGCTCTGCATCCTGATCGCATCGGTGAGTGCTCACGTTCGGCTGCTGAAGCTCGAAGTCGAGATCGAGCAGCGGGCGAAGGCCTGGAAGGCCGCGGCCGGTCCGATGCTGAGGCAGCCATGACCCCGCACCAGTACCTCGTCTGTGCGATCGGCGCCTGCGTCGTCGCGCTCATCCTGGGGCTGCTCCAGGGGCGCGGGACGCCGGACCGCGGGCGGAGGTGGCTATGAGCACCTCCGAGATGACCGACTCCCACCAGGACCCAGCGAACGCGGACCAAGTTTGCGTCAACTGTGGCGACCCGTGCCCGGATGACGAGGAGTTCTGCCAAGACTGCCAAGATCAACTCGAACAGGAAGAGGGGGCCGAGCCATGCAAACCCTAACTCACTCGCGCCTATCCTGCTTCCGCTCCTGCCCGCGCAAGCACGCGATTCGCTACGAGCTGGGCATCCGGCCGGAGGAAACCGGTTTCGCTCTGCGCGTCGGGTCCGCGTTCCACGCGGCGCTCGAAGCCGCGGACCACGGTCTCGACATCGACGGCGCGATGGAGGCGGCGGTCTCCGATCCGTTCGACCTGGAGCTCGTGGCCGCGATGTATGACGGGCACGCCCGCCGATACGAGGGTGCTGGCCTGGAGATCGTGGCGACGGAACAGACATTCGATCTGCCGCTCGTCAACCCAGAGACAGGCCATCCGTCCACCGTCTGGACCTTCGGCGGGAAGATGGACAGGATCGTCCGCCTGCCAGATGGTCGTCTCGCGCTCATGGAGTACAAGACAACCTCCCGCGACTTTGCGCCGGGTGCGGACTATTGGCTGATGCTGCATCTAGACCAGCAGCTATCCCTCTACGTCATCGCCGCCCGCCGGCTGGGGTTCGATGTCTCGACGATTCTCTACGATGTGACCCGCCGGCCGATGCTGCGGCCTCTCAAGGCGACCCCACCAGACAAGAGGAAGTACACCAAGGACGGCACGCTCTACGCCGCGCAGCGCGAGACAGACGAGACGCCGGCGGAGTACGCGGCGCGCGTGGCGACAGACATCGCCGAACGGCCGGACTACTACTTCACTCGCGTGGAGATTGCTCGACTGGACCAAGACCTTGACGACACCGCATCCGAGCTGTGGCAGCAGCAGCAGGCTATCCGTGAGATGCAGCGCACGGGCTTTTGGTATCGCAACCCCGGCGCGTGCTTTTCCAACAACGGCGGCTGCGAGTACCTGCCCATCTGTTTGAGCCGGGACCTCAGCGGGACCACGCCCGCCGGGTTCGTGCGCTCCGAGAATGTACACCCCGAATTGGAGTGTGCCACGAGCGAGGGTTAGCTCGCTCACGCCCGCCCGGGGCAAGCCGGGCAAGGAGGGATCTATGCAACCGACCACGAAACTACCGCCACCACCCGCGAGGAACGGAGCGGCTCCTACACTAGCAATGACGCGTGAGTTTGCAATCACGAGCGGACGCATTTCCGGCCCGCAACGGATCGTGATTTACGGGCCGGGAGGCATCGGCAAGTCGAGCATCGCGGCGTTGGCTCCGAAGCCCGTCTTCCTGGACGTGGAACACGGGACGCACGAGTTCGACGTATGCCGCGCGGGAGAGATCGACACGTTCGCGGATCTCCGCGCGGCGCTCCAATCGTCCGCACTGGACGGCTTCAAAACGGTGGTCGTCGACACCATGACCAAGGCCGAAGAGATGGCCGTGGCGCATACGCTCAAGACGGTGCCGCACGAAAAGGGCCAGTTCGTTACGAGCATCGAAGGCTACGGGTTCGGCAAGGGTCTGCAGCACGTGTATGACACGATGATCCTTCTCCTGTCGGATCTCGATTCGCAGGTCCGCCGCGGGCGCAACGTGATCCTTCTGTGCCACGACTGCACGGCCGATGTTCCGAACCCCGTGGGTGACGACTTCATCCGGTACGAGCCGCACCTTCAGAGCCCGAAGTCCGGCAAGGCGTCCACGCGCAACCGCGTCATTCAGTGGGCGGATCATGTTCTCTTCATCGGCTACGACGTGATTGCGAAGGACGGCAAGGGGCGCGGCGCCGGGACGCGAACCATTTTCACGGATGAGTTGCCGGATCACATTGCGAAGTCACGCTCGGTCCACGCGGCGCTGCCGTTCACCGGCCCCGAGGACGGGGCGATTTGGGATCTCATCTTTGGGGGTGCGAGATGAACCGCTTGGACAGGACCGGCGTATTCAAAGCCCGGCCGGTTGCGATGGGACTCCAGAACGCGAAGGAATCCAATGCTATCGCGGTGTGGATTGAGTTCCAGGTCACCGCTCAGCAAGAGGGCGACGCATGGACGGACTGGGGCGGATACGAGGACCAATCCATCGTAGGGTACTTCTACATCGTCAAGAAAGACGGATCTGTCAATACCCGCGTTGTCGAGAATCTCGCCGAGGTAATCGACTGGGACGGAAACCCGGAGACCATCGGCGGCGACCCGCCCGACATCCCCGTGCAGATCACGGTCGCCGAGGACACCTACAACGGTAAGACCTCGCTCAAGGTCCAGTGGCTGAACCCGGTGGACTACCAGGGCAGCATCGTCTCGGCGACGCCGGAGCAGGTGAAGCAGATCAGCGCACAGTTTGGATCGTTGCTACGTGCAGCGGCTGGGGCGGTACGGAAGCCGAAGGACGCCACAAAGGTTGCGCCAACGGCGGCCGAGCCACAAGACGGACTGCCGTTCTAACCATGTCCGCTCCGTCGATTTGGCGGAGCGGAGCTTTCACAGACTGAGGAGGGACCGATGACCGGAAAGAAACTCACCACGGCCGAGCGGGCGCAGCTCACGAAATGGATCATGGACAACCGCGAGGCCGCCGCAGGACTCGCACCCGTGGACGTGGCCGCGGCTGCGGAATTGTTGGGCATCGTCATCAGCACCGCGACTGCCAAGCGGCACCTGCTCCTGCTCGGCATCGAGCCGGTGACGCCCGCGCGGGTGTCGCGCAGCTCGTGGCGGTCGGATCTGGAGCGACGGGTCAAGGTGCTGGAAGCGCGGGCCGATAACCCGTTGGCCTAGAACGATATGCCGACTCCGCCGTCCTAGAAATACTCGGAGCACGGAATTCCGCGGCGGAGTCGGCATAGGACAGCGGCCCGCCCCGGTTACACAAACAAAACGAGGAGGACGAGATGGTCCGAGATATACGCATTGTGGTGCTACAGCGCGGATGGGTTTTGGTCGGTGAATACTGGAGAAGCGGTGACAACTGCGAGCTGCGCAAGGCGTCCGTGATCCGCCGGTGGGGTACGCAGAAGGGCCTCGGAGAGATCATTACCGGGCCGCTGAAGGATACCATCTGTGATCCGTGCGGAACCGTTCGCTTTCACATCCTCGGAGAGATCATGTCTATCGAGGCGTCTGACGCCGGATGGAATGCGGTATGCCCCGCGTGATGGCATCTCTCGGCGAGGATGCACAGCTATCGGTTGGGTCGGGGTACGGGTGCGGGTACGGGTACTGGTCGGGGGACGGGTCGGGGGGCGGGGACGGGTCGGGGTACGGGGACGGGGTCGGGTCGGGGTACGGGGACGGGGTCGTGTCGGGGTACGGGGACGGGCACGGGGACGGGTCGGGGTACGGGGACGGGATTTGACCGATTCCGGGGCGGGTGCCGCCGTCTGGATGGCGGGTAATCGTCCGGTTCACGCCCGTGGACGGCCCGCCCCGGTTACACAAACGGAGGAGATGATGAAAAAGGAAATGGTGCTGGCACTGATCGAGGAATTGATCGGCAATGAAAAACACGAGACCGCTAGCGGTGACGGCGACGAGTCTGCCGTGTTCGTGGTCGGATCGTCTGTATTCATCCGCACCGTGACCTACCACTGCGTAGGGCGGGTGTCCGAGGTGCGCGGTAGGTGGGTCCTGATAGTAGACGCGTCATGGATCGCGGATTCGGGCCGGTTCACGCAGGCGATCCGCGACGGCGCTCTCAGCGAAGTTGAGCCCGTGGGGTGTATGTGGCTCAACACTGACACGGTAGTAGATGTGTTCCCGTGGGCGCACGCGCTCCCGATGGTCCAGAAATGATATCGACGCTGTTCGTGGAGTCGCGGTCGTGGTCGCGGTCGTGGTCGGGGTCGTGGTCGGGGTCGTGGTCGCGGTCGCGGTCGGGGTCGTGGTCGGGGTCGTGGTCGCGGTCGTGGTCGCGGTCGCGGTCGGGGTAAGTGCATTCCTTGCCCTAATACTTACACAAACGGAGGAAACGTGACCACAGACCGTTGCTCCTGCGGCAACCCAGCGCCGTATCACATAACCCACAACGGGCGGGTGATCCACGTCTGCGGGGCGTGCCATAAGAGGTTGACGAAGCCGGTGGGAATGGGGGTGAAATGACACAGCGAGAGCCGGATCCGTGCCCGGTGTGTACGATGCTGGACCTAGGGTTTGGCTGGGTGAGCTGTGGCAAATGCGGCATCAAGTGTGTCGTGGAGATTTGCCGTCGCCTCCTCCTTGCCCCCGAGGACATGGACCGAGATGAGGCGGAGAGGGTGCTGAGGAAGCACGCGGAGGCCAAGCTGTGCAAGCCCACGCCGCCCGTTGACAGGAGGCCGTAGCCATGACCGCGAAGCCCACATGGGACATCGTCAAGCCGGTTCGCTCCGCTCTTTGATGCGGCGTATCGGGTGTCAACGGACAAGGGCGGCAACTTGTTTCTACTGTACTCCGAGGCCGAGATGTGGGGCGTCGTGATGGCTATGACCATGGAGGTAAGAACGCCATGACCAAAAGAATTACCGTCAAAGACATCGTCAAGGCGTACCTGACGGAACACGGGTACGACGGGCTCTACAATGAGGATGGTGGGTGCGCCTGTAATACCAGCGACCCGTTTCCGTGCTGCTGCGAAGGGGCGAGATGTTCACCGGGCTACAAACGGACCTGCGACGGCACGGCAGAGGGATGCGAAATCGGGACCGGCGAGGGTGTGCACTGGCACATTCAGGAGACCAGGCCGTGACCGCCGCGAAGCCGGTGGAGATGAGGGGAGCAAAATGTGCGAATGCTTGAAACGAGACGATGGGACGTGGCATGTGGATGAGTGTTGCGCCTCGATCATGGACGAGTACCACAGTGGCACAGGATGGGTAGCAGAGCGAAACACCGCGCAAACACTGGAGAATCAGCACGTAGCGGAGATCGAGACGGTCATCGTGATCGCCACGGCGGATGCGCCGGGCGCGCCGAGCGGGCCGGGGCGCGCCTCGTTCTGGGTCGAGGATGGAACGGTGCGGCGCATCGAGGCGCCGGTGGGGGTGGAGAGATGAGTGGATCAGACCGGGAAGACGAAGACTTCGTGTGGATGGAGAGACGCAGCAGTCCTGGATCGTATGGACTTCACGCGCCAGACCTTACAGCGTCAGTCTACGTTCCGAGTTCAGGCAAGACCCGTAGGCCGACATTTGTTCTCAGTCTTTCACGCGGTCTGGCCAATAAGGCGGGGCTGTCTGTGGGGGACCGGGTTCGGCTTGGACTAAACAGAACTCGCGGGGCGATCAAACTGACGAGCGGCCTTTCCGGTGTCGTGCTGTCCCAAAACCACGGAAAGGCGAGTTCCAACGCCAGGCTTAGGGTTGTCGTGACGCTCGACGGAGACGTTCAAGCATATCTGCAAAATCGAGCGAGAAGCACCGTCGTCACTGACGTTCAGACCGGACCTGGAATGATCACGTTTTCTCTCGACGCGTGCAAGGCGTGGGCTGTCGAGGCGCCGGTGGGGGTGGCGGCGAGATGAACGAAGCGGACGACGAACGCGAACTTAGGTGGGAGCTGTCGAGAGAACGAGACCATCTCCGCGCCGAGGTTGCACGGCTGACAGAGGGTCTAGCCCACGCCCTTGCTGCCCTCGCCGCCTGCGATCCGCCGATCACCTGCCCGAGCTGCGGACTACGAAGAGGAGACGCAGCCATGACCGAACCATGCTGCGGTAACTGTAAGCACTACGCCCCGACATGCAACCCAGAAACGGGCCGGGTGCTGCGGTCGTTGCCCGGGAAGTGTGAGTATCCGGTGGTCTGGCCGGTGCTGCCAGCGGTGTATGGCGGGTGTGGCTGGAAGGTGACGTGGCCGATCGCATCGCCGTGCTGGTCGGGGTCACACTCTAAGTGCCAGCTCTTCGAGGCACAGTCGTGACCCGCCGCTGGACCTCGCTGCAAGGTCTGGTACTCGGGTGTGTGATAAGCGGACTGCTCTGGTGGGCGATCATCGCCCTCGCGTGTCGTGTGGCCAGGGCGGAGTCGCCGCCGGTGTGGACAGCAACAGACAGTACCGATGTTTCTCTCTGTTTTCTACCGCCAAGGACAGACATCGAGCGCCTCGTGGGCAAACTCCAGCGAGAGGGCAAACTCGACGAATTGCTGAGGTTTCTAGCGGTACAGGGCGCGATCTGCGATCGGTACGGGCACCAGTGGAAGCCCGGTACGGAGTCAATCGGGAATGCCTATATTGATCCGGCAGTCATGGGCGTGCGCTATCGACATTGTTCCGTGTGCGGCAAACAACAGTCGTGGCCCACGGAGCCCATGTGGAGGGACGAATGATCGCGGCGGTCCGGGAGGCGATCAGATGAGAGAGAAAAAGATCCTGTCCTGGTGGTTCTGCCGCAAAGACGGGACCACGCAATTCTGCGCGGACTCGGAGCCGGGCTACATCTACACCACGGACGAGCCGGAGATTATCCCGTGCCAGTCTGGGCTGCACGGGTCGGAGCATCCGATGGACGCGCTCCAGTACGCGTCCGGGCCGGTGCTGTGCCGGGTGCGCCAGTGGGGCGAGGTGGTGTATCACGGCAATCCAGTAGACAAACTCGCTTCGCGGCACCGGGAGATACTCTGGCGGCGTGATATCTCGCGCGAGCTGCGGCTGTACGCCTGTCAACAGGTCCGGAAGGTGATGCACTTGGCCCCGGGGTCGGAGGCCGTCATTGTCGTGGCGGAGCGATTCGCGCGCGGGGAGGCTACGGAAGAAGAGCTGGCCAGCGCCAGGGCCAGCGCCAGGGACAGCCCCTGGGCCAGCGCCTGGGCCAGCGCCTGCGACAGCGCCTGGGCTAGCGCCTGCGACAGCGCCTGGGACAGCGCCTGGGCCAGGGCCAGCGACTGGGACAGCACCTGTGACAGCGGCAGGGCGGATTTCTTGGCCGTCTGTACGAAGCTGGACCGGGAGATGCGCTCGTGACCCGCCTCCGCCTCGCATGGGCCTGCCACGAGCTCCGCCGCGCCTCCGAGTACGAGCGGCACCACCTCGCGCAAGCAATCGCGTGGGGTGAGGAACGGCGCCGGTGGCTGGCTAGGGTCAACGAACTGACGGCGCCGGTGGTCGTCGAGACGAAGCCGAGGCTGCGGGTGGTGGGGCGATGACTCCTGGCGAAAACCCCGGCGGGGCGGCATGAAACCCTACTACCAAGACGGCGCGGTTACGATCTATCACGGGGACTGTCGGGAGATTCTGCCGGGGCTGCCGAAGGTGGATCTGGTGTTGACGGATCCGCCGTATGAGATTTACGCGGGGGCGGGCGGTGGATGCTTTGGTAGGCGGGATCATCTTGTCAAAACCGGGGGCTTTACTGATGTAGGGTGTGACTTCGCGTTCCTGCTCGGCTTCTCAGACTGGTTTTGCTTTTGTTCGCGCTTGCAGCTTCAACAGGTGCTTTCGATAGCGACAAAGAACGATCGGTGGAATCTGCTTACTTGGTGCAAGCCGAACCCGGTTCCGACGTGCAGCAACAAATACCTCCCCGACGTTGAGTACGTAGTCCACTCGTTTTCCACCGGGAGACTGTTTGGAACCATGGCCCTTAAATCGTCATTCATGCTTCACCCTTGCGGAGACAAGACGACAGAGCATCCCAACAAGAAACCGTTTCGGATCGTGTCGAAGCTCGTACGCTTGGGTAGCGTTGCAGGCGATACCATCCTCGACCCATTCATGGGCAGCGGCACAACCCTCCGCGCTGCCAAGGATCTAGGCCGCAAGGCTATCGGTATCGAAATCGAAGAGCGGTACTGCGCCATAGCTGCGAAAAGAATGCAGCAAGAGTGTTTGCCGTTGACGAGTAATAGCGAAATCAGTAGAGTTGATCCTGTACCTGAATTATGGGAGGGATCAAATGCCACGATGGAAGGCTCCAGAGGACCGCTTTTGGGCGGCAGTTGCGAAGAGTAGGGGGTGCTGGGAATGGACCGGATGCCTGTCGAGTACGGGGTACGGCAACATCTACGCGGGTGGACGCCTGCGCCTAACCCATCGCTATTCCTGGGAAATTCACAACGGCACAATTCCGCGAGGGCTTTGCGTGCTGCACCGATGCGACAACCGGAAATGTGTGAATCCAGATCATCTGTTCCTCGGGACCAAACGGGAAAACTCTCAGGACATGGCCGCGAAGGGGAGGGAGCGAGTACCGACACTGAGGGGCTCGGAGCATGGGGAATCGAAGCTGACAAACGAGGATGTATTGCGAATTCGGAAAGAAGTCGCTTCGGGAGCGAAACAAAAAGACATCGCGGCAGAACTCGGAGTCAGCGCTTCGCTGGTAAGTCTCGTAGTGCGTCGGAAGGCATGGAGACACTTATAGACGAGATCGCGGCGAAGCGGATGCTGCAGGAGGTGCTGCCGTTATGAGGCCCACCGCCCGCGAACTCCGAGCCGCGCATCAGCTCTACGGTGCCTCGCGCGAGCAGCTTGACCGCCTGCACCCCGTGACGACACCGCGGGCGAAACGGTCCGGGCCGACGCCGGAGGGCACCGTCATCCACGTGGTGCTCGCAGCGCTGCGTCTACACCCGCGCGTGGCGTGGGCCGCACGCATGAACACGGGCTCGTACAAGGATGGCGAGCGGTTCATCCGGTACGGGTTCCCGGGGCTCAGCGACATCATCGGGCAGACGAAGGACGGGCGGTTTCTCGCGGTCGAGTGCAAGGCTCCCGGGGGTGGCAACGCGACGGAACAACAGGCAGCGTTCCTGCGGACCGTCGCGGGCAATGGGGGCGTGGCGATTCTGGCGCGGTGCGTGGGGGATGTGTTCACGGGGGAGTTATCGCAGTTACCGGACAACCAGGCGATCTAGGCGCGGAGGTCGAGGTTGAGGAGGTCGGGGGATGAGAGACGAATCAGCCAAACGCAAATACTGGAAGGAATACCACGAACGCAATCGAGAGAAGCACCTGGCGCAAATGAAGGATTTCCGTCTTCGCACGTACGTACCTCACCCGCGTACGGTCTTGACAGAAGACGAGAAAAGAAAACGGGCGAGAGAGAGGAGCGCAATGTATCGCGCGAAACATCCGGAGACTGTTCGTGCGAAGCTGAGGGAATGGGAGAAGAAAAACAGGAATGCTCGCTCAAAATACCGGATGAAGCAACACTACCTGCACCATGAACGGTCGTGTGAGTTGAACAGAAACTGGCGACACTCACACAAGGACCAATTGAACGAATACTATCGAAATCGGCGGAATGCGGATCTGCCGCGCGCACGGATCAGGGAAATAGATCAACGCGATCGAAGAGACCCGTTGCGGATTGCCTACAGGGAGGTAATCCAAACTAGGCACGCCATCGAGGCATGTAAAGAGAAACTGCAAAGGAGGACGGCATGACTGATAAGAATGTAGTTCGCGCGGTGATAACAACGACTGGGGAACTCCGGGAATATCTCCTCAAGGCCATGGAATGGGTACGCCTTGGGGAGATGGACATAGACCAGGCGTCGAAGATTATCAAGATGGCCCAACAGGTCAACGAGGGACTATATGCAGAGATCAAGTCTGCTCGTGTTACTCGGGACCTTGATCCCATGTCCGTGGCGCCCCCGCTGGGCGCACTGTCTCTATTGAGGACGAACCCGGAGAAGAAGCGGGCATGATCCCCAAGATGCTGCCGTGACAGTCACCATCGAGGGCATCGCCCGAGACCTAACCGGGCACGAGGACACCCGCCGAACTGAGGGAGCTGGTCGCGCTCCCGGACCGGGCGCCCCGTGAGTGACGACGTACTCACAACCCAACGGCGCCTGGTCGGCGGTGTCATCGCCCGGCCGGACCTCATCCCGGTGGTGGAAGCAATCCTGAACGGGGGGGCGGCTCTCGATACGCCCCTCCGCCTGGTCTACCGCGCCGTACACCCTACCGATTCCGCGGCTGATACCGGGACAATCATCGAGCGACTGGGGGGCTACGACCAAGCAGGGGCGACAATCCGGGCGATAACCGACAGCTCCCCGGCCGCCTTCCTCGGCGATCTGGCCGAGCTCGGATGGGGGCAGCGGGCAGACTCGATCGAGCATCTCGCCCGCATTGTCCACGAGCAGCACAGGGCCCGGGCTGCCGCGTCCATCCTGCGGGCTGCAGCCAAGCGGATCGAGGACGACCCGGCAACCCTCGATGACTCCGTGGCCGATGCCAACGACTACTTGGCCCAGCCGGACATGGCCGCACCAAACCGATACCGATCCGCTGGCGTGACGGCCCGCGACCTCGCGGCAGAACCGATCGATCGGCCGGCGGGAATCCTAGGCGAGGGAATCATCACAGCCACCGAGTACACCGTGCTCTACGGCCGGCCCGGGCTAGGAAAATCCTACCTACTCCTGCAGCTCGCCATCGCCATCGCGGAGGGCGCCCCGTTTTTCGGCGAGACGACCACGCACTGCCGCGTCGGGGTGATCTCCCTCGAGCTCTCGTCCTACTACCTGCAGCGGCGCCTCGTGGCAATCTGCGGCCAGCGCCTACCGCCAGCGGACGTGGTGGTGATCCCGTGCGACCGGCTCCGCACACTGCTCGACCTGGCTGCTCCGCGCGATCAGGAGAACCTTGCGGCGTGGTGTCGGGGTGAGGGGCTCAGTCTGCTCGTGATCGATCCCCTGGCGATCGCACACCGCGGCCGGGAGACGCAAGAGGACCTCTCGCCGATCGTCAGGTTTCTCCGGGAGTTTCCCGGGCGGTCGGGGGCGTCCCCCCTACTTGCCCACCACGAGGCCAAGCCTGGAGACGAGCCGATCACGGACGACCTAAAGGCGCTTCGGGGCGCCGGGATCCTCGGAGACCTGGCGGGCACCCTCATCCGCCTCAAGGAAACCCGCGGCAAGCTGTGCATGTGCTGGCCCAAGGTCCGGCACGGGAAGACGCCCGAGACGACATGGCTGGCCAAGGATTCCGAGACGGGGGTGCTGTACGAGGTGGAGCCGCCGGAGGAGATGGCCGCGGCGAAGGCGGGGGCTGTCCGCGCCAAGATTGCCGAGTTCATGACCCCGGGCCTGTGGTACAGATCAAAGGAAATTGAGACCGCGACCGGCATCGCCCACACTACCCTGTTTCGCTATTTGCGGCTCATGGGGGCCGTCACCCGGGGCGAAACCCGCTCGTCCGAGTGGTCGATCCAGCCAGACGGTTTCATTTCGTCCCAAAACGAGTTCTAGGGTGGAATGAAATGTATATCTCTATAGATTTCAACGGATCGGCCTTTCATTCCACGGACCATTTCATTTCAGCATGTCCTTTCGTTTCATTCCACCCTTCCCCCCTTAAGGGGGAGGGTGAATGGAATGAAACGAAACGGAGGGCACGAAAGGAGACCAGCGATGCCCGCTCTGCCCACCCTCCGCAGCGCAACCGACCGGGAACTCTTCGCCGAGCTGATCCGCCGCTGGCCCGGCCTGCGCATCCGCGTCCCCAAGCGGGAGCACATTCCCGAGGTGGAGATCCTCGCCGCGGTCCTGACCGAGGTCGACACCTACGGCAGAACGCGCTGGGGCGCCTGTGTGCGCGTTGCGCGGAGGATCCGACTCCACCCCCGGACCGTGGCCCGGATCGTCGACAGGCGCGCGATTAGGCCGCCTAGGATGGATCCTGAGCATGGTGGGCGGTGACGATTTGGGCAAGCTGGGCCAAGTTGCCAGACGAAGTATCAGCGGGGACGTGCGCTCAATGCGGGCATGGCGAAGCCCGCGATGCAACCCAAGGCCGCAACATGGCGATCCCGGATCGTCGGATCCGCGGACGTTGACCCCGCGACTCTCGTAGCCAACCCCCACAACTGGCGCACGCACCCACCCAACCAGCGAGCCGCGATCAACGGCGTGCTCACCGATGTCGGCTGGGTCGCGCGCGTGCTCGTGAACCGCCGCACCGGCCGGATGATCGACGGGCACCTCCGCGTAGAGGAGGCGATTCGTGCGAAGGTGGCGACCGTGCCGGTGGACTTCGTCGAGCTCGACGAGCGGGAAGAGGCGATCGTGCTGGCGACGGCGCTCCAGTTTGCAGGCACCGCATGACCCCCGCCCGCCCCGACATCGAAGCCCGACGCCGCATGGTTGCGAGCCTGATGCTGCGGGGGCACCACATGGACGCGATCACGGCGGGGATCGTGGGGCACTTTGCGCATCCCAAGACCGGCAAGCCTTACTCGCGCGATTCGGTGGGACGAGACATGCGACACCTCAAGGCCCAATGGACAGCCGATGCCAAGGCCGACATCGCCGAACTACGCGGCCGGCAGCTCGCCGAGATCGAAGCCCTGAAGCAAGCTGCATGGTCTGCTGGCGATCTCTCCGAAGTCCGCATGCTCCTGGACCGTGAGGCGAGGCTGCTCGGGTTGGATGCGCCCACCCGCATTGACGTAGTCGGGCTTGCCCGATCGATCGCCGAGGCAGCCGCGCGCATGGCGGGCGTGACGCCCGAAGAGATCGCAGCGGTAGGCGACCGCGCGGCGGAGCTGTCCAAGTGATTCCCGTCTTCATGGAAGAGCGCCCCGCACTGAAGCGGGCGACGGGCAACGCAACGCAGGCGCTCGCCGAAGTCTTCGCTCGCCGGCGCGCCCCGCAGCAGGTCGACCTGGTTCCTCTCCCCCTCGAAACCGAAGACCAGCTCCGCGCCTACATGCTCCAGCGTTTCGGGGTGCGCATCCCGGACGTGCAGGTCTGCCCGAACCACTCGACGCCGTGGCGCGCGTTCGCCGAAGCGTTCTTCGCCCGTGTCCCGGTGTCGGTCTGGAAGGCAAGCCGCGGGTTGGGTGGCAAGAGCTACCTGCTCGCCGCGCTCGGACTGGTCGAGGCTGCGGCCCTGGGTGCCGACGTGAAGATCCTTGGCGGATCGGGCGAGCAGGCCAAGCGCGTGCATGAGGCGATGCAGGGATTCTGGTGGCAGCCGCTCGCCCCACGGGAGCTTCTCGAATCCGACCCGACCGGGAGATCGACCCGCCTCTCGAACGGCGCGCGCATCGAGGCACTGCTTGCCTCGCAGGCGTCCGTGCGCGGCCCACACCCGCAGAGGTTCCGCGCGGATGAGTGCGATGAAATGGAGTGGGACATCTTCGAGGCCGCGCGGGGAATGCCGCAAGACAGCCGAGGGATCCTCTGCCAGACCGTGCTCAGCAGCACGCACCAGTACGAAGACGGGACGATGACCGCGATCCTCGACGAAGCCGAGCGCGAGGGATGGCCTGTGCATGAGTGGTGCGCCAAGGAGTCCATGGCCGGTCCGGACGCGTGGCTCACCGAGGCCGTGAAAGAGCGCAAGCGGGCGACCATGAGCGCGGAGTCGTGGAATGTCGAGGTAGAGCTTCAACGCCCGAACGCGGAAGCGCGGGCGATCTCGGGAGCCGCCGTCGATCGCATGTTCCGCCGCGACCTGGGCGAGTTCAAAGGCGACAACGGCGAGTACATCGAAATCGAGGGGCCGCAGCCCAACGCGGACTACGCGCACGGGGCTGACTGGGGCCGGCGCACGGACTGGTGCATCATCTGGACGTTCCGCACCGACGTTTCCCCGGCTCGCCTGGTCGCGTTCGAGCGGCGGGGGCGCACCGACTGGCCGGACCTGACCGCGCTGCTCGATGATCGGCAACGCCGCTTCGGGGGCCGAGCCAAGCACGACGGCACGGGGCTGGGCGACGTGATTGACCAGTTCTTGCAGGTTCGGGCCGAAGGCGTCTGGCTGGCTGGCAAGGTGCGGCAAGAGCTGTTCTCCGGGTACGTGCTCGCCATCGAAGCGGGGAAGTTCGAGGCCCCGTTCATCGAGTGGGCGTACAAGGAGCACAAGCGCTGCACGCATGACGACCTGTACGGGGCCGGGCACCCGCCGGACTCGATTGTGGCGGGGTCGCTGGCTGCGTCGCTGTTCGCCAAACCGGGCGCTAGCTTCTCAACGCTCTCGTTTCGTGGGCCGCAGGTGGACCTGCTTCACCCAGCCGCAGAGACGGACGCCGACCGGGACCGGCGGCATCTGGGAAACGCTCTGCGGGGATCTCTGATCGGAGGATTGACACGATGACCGATGAACCGATTGAACAGGAAACGACCGAGCAGCCGACACCAGAACAACCCGCGTCTCCGCGCGCCGTCTGTGGTGTGGTCTTCTTCCTCAAGCCGAACGGCGCGGGCGTGATGATTCACCCTCTCACGCCCGAGCAGGACTACGTGGAGCGAGTCGCCACCGCGACAGACATCCGTGCCATCCTCGCGGACGTCGAGGCCAAGCTGCAATCGGACCTACAGGCAGCGGCGACCATGGCCGCATTCTCCCGCGCGCAACAGCAAGCGCAGGAAGCGGCGATCAATGAGCAGATTGCCAACGCCGCGCTCAAGGGCAACGGCAGGAGAGGGCTGGGTGTGGTCGAGGGGATGCGCGGCATGTTCGGGCGGAAGCACTGACATGGGTCTCGGCGACCGACTCCGCCGTGCGTTCCGCCGGCCCGTTCCCGACGAGGTGGTTGCCCTGGCCACCCCGGGGCAGGAGATAGACCTGCGGGACGTTCTGTGGGCGGTCTCTTGGTTGAAGAAGCAAGGCGGGTCGCCCCTACTTGACGTCGGCGAGGCTCGTGGAATCCGATCCGACATCGAGGGCGCGGGCGCGTTTCAGCAGTCGTCTCCGGACGCGCACCGGCGGGGCGTGCTCAGCTTTGATTCGATGAACCGAGTCTATGAGCAGAACGCGCTCGTTCGGGCCGTGGTCGACACCAAGTGTCGGCAGATCGCGGGGCTGGAATGGGACGTGAACCCGCCGGACGAAGACACGGTCTCTGATCCCTTCGCCAAGGCGCGCGTCAAGCGGCTCCTGAACCGGCCGAACAGCAACGGCGATTCGTGGACGGAGTTCTGGCTGTCGGTGCTGCGAGACATCTTCGTGCTCGATGCCGGTGCAATCGAGAAGGTTCGCACGGCAGACGCACGACTCGTGGAGCTGGTCCCCCTGGACGGATCGACCATCATTCCGTTCGCCGATACGCACGGGCGCCTGACCGGGTATCGGCAGGTCGTGAAGCAACGCGACGGGAAGGAGCTCACCGCCGAGTTCGGCCCGCGCGACTTGATCTACTTCCGGGCCAACCCCTCCACGCGGAAGCTCTGGGGATTCTCCCCCCTGGAGTCGCTGTCGCTTGAGATCGGCGCCGACGTTTTCGGGATGCAGCACAACATCTCGGCGTTCACGGACGGGAACCTCGCGGACCACCTTCTGATCATGGGCCGGGCCGGCGCCGCGGTTCTGGAGCGCATGAACGAGGCTTTCGAGGCGATCAAGGGCCGAGGCTGGCAGCTTCCGATCATCAAGGACGTGGAAGACGGCGGGGCCGGGGCCAAGCTCTTCACGCTCAAGTCAACCAATCGCGACATGGAGTTTCAGCAGTTCGAGCAGTGGGTGTTTCAACGGATCTGCGCGGTGTACCAGACCTCGGCCGATGAGATCATCCAACTACAGGCGCACCTCACGCGCGCGGCCGGGGAATCGCAGCGGGAGATTCACGCGGACAAGGGAACCGGCCCCGAGCTGGCGATCATCGCGCACAAGCTGACGCAGCATGTGGTGTCCGAGTTCAGCCCCGATCTTGAGTTTTTGTTCACCGAGAAGAGCAAGACGGACGAGTTGGAAGAGGCTCAGGTTTGGGCGACGTTCGCCGGATCGGGTCGCCCGCTGAATGAACTGCGTCGGGAGCGGGGACTGGAGCCTTTCACGCAACCGACGGTGATCCTCGACAACGGGGACGAGGTTTGTGTCTACGACTACCCGCTCAACATGCAGACGGGGCAGATCCTTGGGCTCGATGTGTCGGGAGGGGCTAGCACAGTCGCTACTGCTGCGCTGCAAGGCGCCTGGCCCTTCCCGATGAATTCAGGCACGGGCGGCGGCATCGGTGGTGGTGCCCTTCTTGGCGGATCAAAACCGGAGGGAGGTACAGGCTGGCCGTTCTTGGCCCGGACGAACAAGTCCGGACCGGGGGGCCGGCGACAACCGAGCCCGCATCCGAATCCGCAGCGGTCCGCGCTCGCCCGTTGGGAGAAAACTAGAAGCGAGCTTGCGCAAACAACTGCGCACCGTGTTCCGGGCTCTGCGAAAGCGGGGCATGGATGCGCTTGCGGAACATGCGCACCGGTGGCCGATTCCGGAGGGGTCCGCCAAGGACATGAGTCCGGCGGATGTGAAGTGGCTCAATGATCTATCGGGATACATCACCGGGAACCTTGCCGAAGATCTCTCGGATCGTGGCGGGATCAATGACCACGTGGAGCGGTCCCTGCGGGCCCGGGCTAAGGCCGTCATGGCCCAGTTTGGGATGTCGTTTGATGAATCCATGTATAGCCGGATCGCGGCCGACTTCCAGCGCGTTCACGCCTATGACAAGGGCGTGCTCGTGGACATCTCCGCAACCACCAAGGACCTTGTCGGTCAGGCTCTCCAGCGAGAGATCGAAGACGGGCACACCTTCGTCGAGGCCCGCAACAACATGGGGCACCTCTTCGACGACCTCGAAGACTGGGAGACGCTGCGCATTGCCCGAACGGAAATCGCCATGTCGTGCCGGTACGGCAACCTTGCCACGACGCAGGCGGCCGTGGACGAACTCGGGGTCAAGGTTGATGGGGTTGTGCGCAGCGAGGCGGCAGACGCCTGCGATGCGTGCTTACAGCGGGCTGCGGAGACGGAGGCCGACCCCCTCACGATGCAGCAGGCCCAGGCAGAGGACTTTCACCCCAACTGCCGCGGTGACTTTGTCTACGACGTTGCCGACGCGGAGGAATGATGCCTGAGACGATGGATCGGCCAGCGGTGGACATGCGGAACCGGTTCAAAATCACTACCTACCTGGCCAAAGCGCAAGTTGACGACCGGGGAGACTGGTGGCTAGTGGGTGTCGCGTCCGGCCCGCGGCTGGACCTGCAAGGGGAGCGCGTCTCTGATCGGTGCATTGCCTCGATGGTTGCGCAGATTCAATCCGGGCAGGTTCCGCTTCGCAAGTCGCATTGGGGGGACTGGGATGAGGAGATGGGCTTCCTGCGCGACGGCACGATCGACCCATCGGGCGAGCTGGAGATCCGCGTCTGGCTGGACAAGGAGATGCCCTACTGCCAGACGCTCAAGCGGAGACTCGACGGAGACCCTGCGAAGGGGATTGCCCCGCGCAAGCTCGGCCTGTCGATCGGTGGCCGGCTGCTGGAAGGCGGCTGGTTCGTGGAGCCGGGTCCGGACGGTAACACCACGCGCGTTATCGACGCCATTGAGCTTGAACATGTCGCCGTGACCTCGTGCCCGGCCTATCCCGGGGCGACGATCGACGGGATGGAAGTGAAATCAAGGCAGTTCGCAAGGAACTGGCTCGCAGATATCAGCAAGGCCGTTGACTGGCGCCGGGCGGCGAATCCCGAAGGGAACCCCGTCACCCCCGATGCCGACGAAGGAACCGAAGCAGGAGGAACCGATATGTCGATTCTGAACAAGGCCGATCCGCCCCCGCCGCCTCCGCCCCCGGCCCAGGATCCTCCCCCCTCGGAGGACAAGCCGGACGAAGAGCAGTGGAAGGGCGGCCGGTGGTGTGGCGTCAAGGAAGTCACCGAGACCGACCACGTCTGGGTCAAGAGCATGCAGGAGCAGAACCCGCCGCCGTCTGAGGACGTGCAGCCCACGGCGCCGGAGCAAGGAGCGAAGGACATGACCGACGAGCAGGCCGACAAGATCCTCAAGGCGCTGGCCGAAACTAACCAGAAGATTGACGCGCTGGGCAAGGCCAACGAAGCCTTGAAGGCCAACAACGACGCGCTCAAGGGCGAGCGCAAGGGCATTCACGCGGACGGGACCGGCGCACCCCCGGCGACGATCGGGAACTACATCGAGGCCCTGAGCCAGACCGATGCGTACAAGGCCGCGAGCCCCGGCGCCCGACAGGGGATGCTGGCCGAGGCGATGCAGAAGGCGGGAACTTCCCGCTGACGAGACTATGACCAGGAGACCGACGCAGGCCAGTAGGCCCTAGCTTTCCGGATCTCCCCACTCCAAGGGGAGGTTCACAATGTTCCAGCTTGGTGCCGGGCCGTGGAGCCCGGAAGACTTGATCAACAAGGCCCTGGACTCGACGACCGCGTCGGGGCAGGCGCTCATCCCGCAGCTCGTAGACCCCTACATCTCAGAGCTTGCCCTACAGTACAGCCCGTTCCGGCAACTCATCCCTCGCACGCCGTGGAAGTCGGGCACCTACGACAAGAACAGGCGTACAGCGCTCGGCCGCGCCCGCATGGTGGGTGACGGCACTTCCGCGCCCGAGACGCAGAGCACCTACGCGCGCTTCCAGGAGCCCCTGAAGATCATGCAGGGGAAGGGCGGCGTCACCGGGTTCATGCAGGCCGCCTCGCAGGAACTCGTGGACGCGCTCCAGAAGGAAGTGGCCGGTTCCACGATCTCCTGTGCGAACGAAGAGGCGTGCATGATCCTCTACGGGAACAAGTACGCCGATCCGTACATGTTTTCGGGGTTGGAGCAGTGGAGCCAGACGGGCAACGCGAACATCGTTTCCGGCGGTGGTGCGGCAGTGGCGACGTCCTATCTGGACACTGCCATCGACACGCAGCAGAACCGCATCGGCACGATCCTGGATCCCAATAACTCGTTCTTCATTATGTCTCACAAGATGCTGTCGCGGATCTCCGCGTTGCAGCAGTCGTCGGGGCAGAGGTGGAACGACATGGTCGAGGTTCCGGGCGGGTTCCGGTTCAAGAGCTACCGGAACATCCCGATCTTCTGCACCTCGATGATCCAGTCTGACCAGGCGTGGCCGGGCAGCACGGTGACCGCGACGCCCGCGACATCGGGCGGGTCCGTCGCCGATGGTGCCTACCGTTACTTCGTCTCCGCGGTCCTGCTCACGGGCGAGACCCTTCCCTGTTCCACCGTCACCGGGACCGTTTCCGGTGGTGGTGGTAACGGAAAAGTCACCCTCGCCTGGACCGCTCCGACGGCAACCGGGTCCGTCCGCCTCTACAAGATCTACCGCTCGGCGGCTGCGGGTGGTGCCGGGTCAGAATCGCTCTACACGGTGATCCCTGGCACCAACTACACGGCAGACGCTTTCGGCTTCCTGACCGCAACGGACGTGTCAAGCTGGATCGACACGGGTGTCCGCACGCTTCAGACCACGGCCACATCCGTCGTCACCGGCGCGGCCTACACGCCCGTTGGCACGGAGTTCACGGCAGCTTCCGCCGTCGTGGACGAACTTCTGACCGCTGAAGAGGACATCTGGCTCTGCACCACCAGCGTGCCCGGCATTGAGGGGAACACCCTGCACATGCCGACGCTCCGCGATCTGAGCTACATGGAACTCGCCACGATCAGCGACAAGAAGTGGTTCCTGGTGGCCGGGTACTACTGCCTGATCTGCATCGAGCAGGCGTTGACCCGGATCGCCCGGGTCCGGAACACGGCGTAGACGGAAGGCGGGGGCGGGGGCGGGCTTTGTGAGCCTTGCCGAATCCTCTGGGGCTTGCCCCCGCCGACCTTCCAGACAGGAGCGAACATGGTCAAGGAAGTCATCAAGACCGCAGACGTGTCGATCGCGGCGAAACTGCGGGACCCGAACCTGGTTCTGTGCCGGTGCTTGGTGTGCCCGTGCAGGGTGCACCTAAGCGACGGGACCGAGGTCGACTTCACGAAGACGGACAAGGCGTGGGTGACTCGGGAGCAGGCTGTCTACCTAGCGAACCCGAATCAGTTCATCCTTGGTGAGCCCGAAGACACCGACACGCCCCCGGCGCCCGAGGCGTAGGTGCCGCGCTACGCTCATGTCAACGAGCTGAAGGCGCGCCTGCACGGGGTTCGCCTCGACGTGCTCACTGACACCCGCTGGGGTGGCAGCACGGCCAACCTGGACCGGCTGCTGACGGCGGATCTCGATGGCGCCGAGGCGTGGGTGGACCAGTACACCGGGCGCGACTTTACGCCGCTGGCCAAGCGCATGGACGTGATTTCGGGCAAGGGCAGGCCGCGGCTCATGCTCAAGCACTTCCCGATCATCGACATCCTCCAGGTCGACGTGAAGTATGACCCGCTGTCGAGTGGAACCACCTTCGGCCCGGACGCGCTGCGGGTGGACCAGGAGACTGGGATCATCTCGCTGCGGCCGTCCTTTGCCGTGCAGGGGCCGATGGGCGGATCGATCAATCAGTACCAGCGAGCTTTCGCTACGGGCGATCACAACATCGTCGTGCAGTACCGCTCCGGGTTCGTCCAGGTCGGGGACAACGTCGGGCTGGCCGTTCTAGCTACCCTGGGGGTGCAACGGATCGGGACCATCACGACCGTTTCCTCGGCGAAGGTGTTTACCTGTGCGGAACCGTACGCGAACTGTAACGAGGGGGCACTTCTCAGCACCCGCCCACCGCTCGCCATGCTCAAGAACGGTGTCGACGATTCGGCCAACTGGACGATGATCGATAGCCGAAGCCTGAGCATACCGACTGCGAGCTACTCCGCGATGGCAACCTACCTGTTCGCTTACGTGCCCGCGGCGATCGGAGGGGCGGCTGTCGAATGGGCCGCGGGGAGCGTTCTCTCGCACAAGGGCACCAAGGACCACCCTGGATCCGCCGGCGGGGCCGTGAGTGTCTCGGCCGGGCCGTTCAAAGAGGACTACGGCGAGATGCAGTATGCCGGGCAGATCAAAGAGATGCAGACCGAGGCCAAGGGGCTCTTGCAGCCGTACCGGCGGCAGGTCTGACCATGCTCAATTCGACGCAGGAAACAGTGACGGTCTCGGTCCCGACCGCGGCGATCAACACCGATCCGCACACCGGCGAGACGCTCTCGGGCGGGGCGGCGCTCACCTACTCGGTCCCGGTGGTGTGGGTGACCGCTCCGCGCCGGGAGCTGCGTTACGACGCGAATCAAGGCGTGGTGCACGGCGTGATCCAGGCCGGCGAGGCGCAGCTCCTCTACGAACCGGGAAACGTGCCCGAAGAAGACGCGACCTGGTCCGCATGGATCAAGCCGGACGTGGTCGTGACCCGCGGGGGACTGACCTGGACACCCTACGCCATCGCTGAGGATCCCCGGCACAACCGGGTAGTCGTCTACCTGCGCTTGCGCGAGGGGGGGCAGTAATGCCCGCGCTGGCGACGGCAGCCAAGGCGTTCGCAACGCCGGGGATCAAGAGCCTTTTGGAGAAGCGGCCGGACATCCAGCGGCGAGTGGCGCGGGCGAACATGGTCTCGGCGGTTCGGATTCAGAGCGGGGCCAAGGTCCGCTCCCCGGTCATGTTCGGCTGGATGAAGCAGTCCATCAACATCGTGAAGCTGGACGATGTCGGCCTCGAGCTGAGCATCGGCACCAACGTGGTTGCTCCCCCGCCCGGGACCGAGCGCCCCATCTTCGGTGGGCGCAAGCGGCCGTTCAAGGCGCGCGTGCCGAAGGGAGGCTACAAGACCGGCCCGTGGAAGTGCAGCATCGCCTCAGGCTACTCGTACCCGATGCGCATGGAGTATGACACGACCCTCCACCACACCATCGGCGAGTGGGGCTTCTTCCGCAAGTCGCTCAAGGCCGAGGCCCCGAAGCACGTCGAGCAGTGCCGCAAGGCCCTGGTCAACGGGATGAAGGGGTACGCGTGATGTTGCACGTACTGAAGAGCATCGCCGCGTACCTCGAAGCAACGACCTCGTTCGATGTCTTCGCCTCAACGCCTTGCATGCCAAGCCTAGGTGCGGGAGCAACTCCGGGATCATCGGCCATCGCCTCGGGATCCGTGGGGATGCTCGTAGACTCTGAGACGAGCGCGGCGATTGTGACCACGACGTCAAGTGCCTACGTGGAGTTGACCTGGTCTGCTGCGAAGAACGTCGACGGGATCCGCTACTACTGGCCCGCCGGGGCGACAGCTCCCACGGTCAAGGTGCGGGGCCGCGTGGGCGTGACCTGGTTAGACATCACGGGGTCAACCGCCGTCGCGCTTGCGGTCGGCTGGAACACGATTCGCTTCACGGTGTCGCAGGCTATCGACGGTGTGCGGGTGCAGTACGTGTCCGGCGGTAACGATGCGGCGATGCGGTGCTCGGAACTCGGCGCGTATGATGACCTGCGCATCGAACCAGCCCCGAGCGACTTTGGCGATGGCGGGTTCTATGTCCTGCATCCCGACCTGGACCTAACCGACGCGGACGTTGCCATCCCCCTGATCACCATTGGCGACACGGCCCAGAACTACGACGTGGGAGAGCTGGGGAATCTGACCCGACAGGACCGCCTCTCCGCGATCATTGGCCTGCACTGCGCCAGCGAGGATCAGCTCGACCGCCACACTCACTGGGCCAAGATGATCCTGGACGCTGCGCTGTCCCCCGACTCTGCCGGGACGCTGTACCCGGGGATCCCCCTGCGCGGATTGCGCTATCCGCTGGCGAACATCTCCGGTGGCGACTGGTGGTCGAGCGGGCAGAAGGGGTGGTTCGCGTCACCCGCCCCCGTCGTGCGCGTAGGCGGCGTAATCACCGCCGCTACACAGACCGACCCATGGCGCGGTCGCGTGCTGCTTACCGGGACATCCCACACGGCCGATGTGCGCGCCGACTTCACCTGCGGCGTCTTCGATTTCATCGTCAAGGGATCGGTACGGGCCGGTATCGAATCGCCCGCGCAGATCCTTCACCGGCACAACGCCTATCTGATACTGGAGTCCGACACGCAATTCCACGCGGTGCAAGACGCGCTGACGTGAAGTAACCGACAGGAGATCGTAGCAGGCCAGCCGGCCCTAGCTTCCCGGTTCTCCCCAGTGATCGACAAGGAGGAGAACCATGGCGAACATCACCAAGCGAATATCCGGGAAGTACGGCCAGATCTGGTTGCAGAACGGCACGATGGCGGTTGCTTCGCAAGTTACAACCAAGAACAGCGTGGCCGAGATAGTCGACGGGATTTCCTACGACGCTTACTCGGTCTTCACAATCTCAACGACCGTGCCGCCACTTGACGAGGCAACGGGAGCGTTGCTGACGTGGGGGGGCGGATCAACTCCCGCGGCGTGGACCACAGAAATAGACTGGCTCCGTGGCAAGTTCATCACGACTCCTGCCATGGGCAGTTCAAACACCCTCACGCTGGGGACCATCGCAACCTGCATCATGCTTCCGTGCGGCGATTCCAGTGACTTCTCGATCGACTGCAAGCAAGGAACCGCCGACATCACGTCGCAGATGCAGACGTGGGAAAAGACTGTGGCCACAGTCCGCTCCTGGTCTGGTTCCGCGACGATCTTCTACAAGGCGACCGACTGGTGGCTTCGTGGTCCGGGCGGCAACACCACGGAAGCTCCGACGCTGATGCGGTTCTACCCGGCGAAGGGCATCGGCACGGAATACTGGTACGGCACCGCGTTTGTGGACTGGGGAATAAAGGTCCCGAAGGGCGGGGCTCTGGAACAGTCCGTTTCGTTCAAGGGCGTCGGGCCGCTGCTTTACGCAGCTTCGTAACAAAGAGGAATACATGAAGAGGGACCAGATCAGGGGTGCAGTCACCAGCTACGGATCCGGGAAGCCGAAGACGGTCTCCGCCTCTGCGTTCGGAGCTGACTTCGTCCTGCACAAGCTGAGCTACGCGGAGCTGCAAGAGGCCCGGGCCGGCGGCATGAAGGGAGAGGTCTTCGACGCGACGCAGCACCTTCTCGCTATGATCGTCATGTCGGCCCAGGACGAAGACGGGCAACCCGTGTTCGAGCGCACCGACCTGGAGATGCTGCTCCAGTCTGACGGCGCCGAGATGGACAAGCTCGTGCAGGCGGTGCTGGCGCTGAATGACCTTGGGGTGAAGGCGCACCAAGAGGGAAAAGAAAGCTAGCCGGTGATTACAGCCGGCGCAGCTTCCTGAGGATCTGTCGAGATGCAGGGCGGATTCCATCGGAGCTTGAGCGGGGAACTCTCCACCACGTCGATATCGAGTGGCCGCGTTGGCTCCGTTGGATCCGCCGGGTGTTTCCGGTGGTGACGATTCGGACCGAGTTCCCGCTGGAACCGGAGGACGTGCGGGAACTGGAGCTGCTCGCGGAGATCGAATACGAGGAAGCGGAGCGGGCTCGGCCCGTGCAGGAGATAGACGGCGATGGCTTCTGAGACTGGTGCGGCCGGAGGAATGGAGCGGGCGGGAGTCATCCTGTCGGCTCTTGATGAATTCTCCGGAAACATTCAGAAGTACATCGCCGATCTGCGGAAGGTACAGGCCGCGGGGAACCAGCTCAGCGAGCAGGAGCGGGCGGCTGCATCCGCGGCGACGAAGGCCGGCGGATCGTTCTCCATGTCGGGCGAGAAGGTCGTCAAGTACGGCATGGCGGCTTCGATCTGTACCGGGCAGATGGAGGCGCTCGGGGTCAGCAACAAGGGGGTCGCCCGAGGTGTGAGCGTGGCGGCCGACGCTATGACTGGAATGCTCGGTCCGATCGGGTTGGTGATTGCGGCGATCGGGGCTGCCGTCGCCATTGCGATCGCTCTGGTGAACGCGAAGAAGAAGCTCAAGAAGGCGATCGATGACAACGCCGATGCCTTGATCGCCATGGCGAAAGAGAGTGGCGTGGCGAATGAGACCGAGCGGCAGATGATCATCGTTCACCAGGCGTCTACCCGATCTCTGCTGGCCAAGGCAGAAGCGGAGTTGACGGCCGTTGAGGCCGGGAAGATCAGTCTTGGGTTCTGGCAGAAGGTGCGGGAGATCTTCGGCGACACCACGATCCGCGCTACCGCCTTGGCTGCCAAGCAGGGGGAACTCGCCCTGCGCATTCGTGAATTGAACACGGAACTGGATGCAGAGATTCTCGCCCTTCGCGGCGGCAGCAAGGCGATGGACGCAGCCGCTACTGCGGCGGAAAGACGCAAGCAGGCCATTGAGCAGGCGCAGAAGGCGGAGAAGGCCGCACAGATCGAGTACCTCGGGCTCTTGCGCGAGAAGGTCGAGGCACAGACGAACGCCGACGACCTGACCATCGAGGGTCTTGTGCTGACCGCCCTGGCCATGCAGCAAGCGGCGAACCTGGAACGCCAGGCCGTCGAGATGAGCGTGGAGAATGCGAAGAACAAGGCTTTGCAGATCGAGCTGATCGAGATCCGCCTCCAGAAGCGCCTGAAGGATCTGCACAACAAGGCCGAGGCGGAGATCAAGGCGAACCGCGCCAAGTCCGATGCGGAAGAGAAGGCGTCCGAGCAACGTCGGGCCGCCTACATCGCCCAGAGCATGTCCATTATCGGCGCGGCGGTGGGAGAGACGGCGGCTGGGAACACCAAGGCGTGGAAGCAGGCGGCTGTGCAGTCGATTCAGATTGCCGCGGCCGAGGCGACGAAGTGGCTGGCGATTCAGGCAGCCAAGTACGCCTTTGTCAACCCGGCCCTGGCCGCCCTCTACGCGGCCAGCATCGTGGCCGTCAACGCGGTTGCATCTAAGGCCGTGGCCGATCTGAACAGAACGGGAGAGGCTGCGGGATCCACCGGCGGCGGATCCGCCCCCACCGGCCCCACCATCCTCACTCCCGGTTTCGACCCGGCAACGCGCGCCTCCGCCCTGGCCGGCGGGAGCTACAGCGTATCCGGGGGCGCGTTCGCACCGACGATCAATCTCGCGGTGCACGGCGACGCCCCCGCGGACAAGATTGGCCTCTCGCTCCGATCCGCCCAGCAGTTCCTAGACGAGAACATGCCCGCGTGGGAGGCGCGTAACAAGCGCCTCGGGCGGAGATTCTAGTGGCGTGGGCACTGATGACATGGACCCCGTGCGTGAAACAGCTCACCGAGGCGGATTCCGCCAAACGTCCGCTCTGGCCTGGCGGGGTCATGATGCGGGAACCGTTGGAAATCGAGTCCTCCTACCGGCTGGCCAACGGGACGCGGAAGATTTACACCACTACCACCGGGTGGCATCCCTGGCGGTGGACCTGGTCCTTCGACAAGATGCCGTTCTTCTACGTCAACCAGCTTTGGACAATGCGGGATTGGAACAAGGGAACGTCGTCGCTCACCCCCAGCGCGATTCATCTGTACCCGATGATCAAGGAGATCGGCACCGAGGACCTGAATACATCTGCCGTGCCTGTGGATATCGAAAGCCTGTCTGCGCGTCGTGTCATGGCGCCGCGTGGGCAGTTGATCGGTTACGCGGGCACGGCGGTCTTTGTCTCCGCAGTCAACAACGAGTCGGTCGGCGGTTTCCTTTCTACGATGGAAGGCGGGGAACCGCTCACGGATGACATGCCGATATGAGGAAGCACATGAAGATAAATGCGTTGGTGGTCGCGGTGGCGCTGTCGGTAGCTGCCCTCGCGGCCGTGCACCACTTCACCCGTAAGCACGCGCCCCCGGAGCGTCCGGTCGCGGTACAAAAGGGCGACGTCGGTTTCGACGTCATTCCCTAGAAGGAGGCTGGTATGCCGTGGGTAATCAGTACGCTGTACGGCCGTCGCTTCACCGGGCCGCTGGGGGATGTTCTGGTTCCACTCAACGTCCCGACCGAGGTTCCGCAATGGGTGTACGACCTGATTATTCAAGATGAATTTGGTGTGACACCCTATGTTCCCGGGCAGCCAATCACGGTTCCCGAGGTGTTCGATCCTCTTCCGAAACACGTCGTGCCGGAGGAGTTCTATGACCCGCATTTCTACGATGCGGAGGGCGGGGTGGTGTCGGATGACACCTTTGGAGGATTGCCGGTATGATCAAGAAGCGGTTCGGAACGTTGCGGGCCGTCGTGGCCATTGTGTGCTTGGCGGGTGTCTATGTGTTGGCCATGGGCGACACGCTGAAAACGAATGAAAAGCCGGTCGTCTACAGGTTCAACGCGACCTATGTGACGGCCGGCGGGGTGACCACCTACATGGACGGGTCTAAACGGATTCGCGCATACCCGATCGGAGAGGACACGACCGGGGCGGGGACCGATTGTTACTACATCGGGACCAGCCGAAAGCTATTCGGGCTGCAGGTCGATTCGACGGACGTGTTCAAGTTCTATGAGACAACCGGGATTGATTCCGTTGTGCTCGGTATGGACTCGGTGCTGGTGTGGAACACGATTGTGGGAGCGCCGGAGGGGTTTATCTCGACATATCGGGCGTTCGGCGATACGTGTGTCAGCACGGCAGCTCTGAAGTTGTTGTCGGTGACGACGGCCCGAATCGCTGCCGATGCTGTGGACTCATCGAAAGTATCTGCAATTGCGTCCAGCGACATCATAGACGGACAGGTCAAGGCGGCTGATATTCAGAACCTCACGATCACGAGCGGGAAGCTTGCGGCGGGTGCCGTGGGCGACTCGTCAAAGATCGCAGCGTCGGCCGTGACACAAACTCGGATTGCTTCGGGAGCGGTAACACATGCGAAACTTGCGGATACCGCTATAGATTCAAGCAATGTTCCCGCTGGAGCCCTGTCGCTGAGCGATCTAAACATCCTTGGGTCGCGTTCAGTTGGAAGGACCCTTGTGGCTTTGAGCTCTACAAGGGCAGCGTGGGATTACCCGGATTCGACACAGGTGCTCCGGTATGCTGGGAACGGTAATCTTTACCTACAGGATAACTTGTACGTAACCCATCAAGCTTATTTTGATAGTGTTGGGTTCGGGAGTGCACTCGGATCCGCTGGAAACGTCCCTGTAAACCAGGGAGCGGGTCACACTCACTGGACCGCGCCCGACTCCGCCATATTCGTGGCAGGAACGCTTGCCTGGGGTGACATAGCCGGGGCTCTGCCGGACTCGTCGCGCCTGCGGGCTGGAGTCGTCACGTCGGCCAAGATCGTTGATGGCCAGGTCAAGAACGCAGACCTTGAGGCGCTCGCCGTCACCGCTGCAAAGCTAACCGCCCTGGCGATTGCCGACTCTGCGAAGCTGGGCGCGGGTATCGTCGGGTCGTCTACCATACTTGACGGCCAGGTCAAGCTGGCTGACCTTGGGGCCGGTAGCGTGGACTCGTCGAAGGTTGCGGCCGGTGCTTTGGCCAGATCGGACTTTTCGATCGGCGGGACAGCCACGTCCGGCTACGCCCCAAAATCCACGGGCGATGGGTGGGCGTGGGGAGCCGTGGACGACACAACGAATCTGGTAACGGAGAACGAGACCAGTCCGGTGACGCTCACAAAGACTCTGCATGTCAACGGGCAGATCAACGCGGACATGGATGTCATTCTGGGTGCTGGCTCGGTACAAGCGCTGTACGGGTTTAGTTCTGGAACGGGCAACTATGTGGCCAGTGACGACACGCTGTATTCGCACGGCGGCGGGTTGTTTGCGCATCGGCTGAAGGTCGGGAGTTCTGGGGCGCTGGATCGGTTGACGGTAAACGGTACGATATCGTGCGACGATGCGATTTCGGGCGTGGGGCTTTCGACATCGAGCGTGTTTACGGCAGGGGATGCAGTCGGGGACACTATCTCGCTTGTCGGAACTGTGTCGGCTGCGGACGCGAAACATCTGAAGATCAAGAATCAGGGCGGGACTGGGACGACTACTGTTAAGGC